CAGGTTGTTAGTCTGACCTGCCGGGAACCCAAGCCCAGCCACCCTTGCCTATTTTTCTTAGGTACAGGTTGCGTTCGACTAAGCGAATTCCTCGTACTTCTGCCCCATGAGCTTCTGGGACCACATCCTGAAAGTTCATCATGTACAAAGCTTGTTTGTAATGATATCCATCCTGGCCATCGTCACCTACATCACTTTTTGATGCATAGTACGTGATCACCTCCTGAGCCTCCCCGTTTAGGGAGACCACTTGGTTTGGCTGTGCGTTACCACGCGCGGATACAATACCCACGTATGATTCCTCACTTCCTCGATTTTCCTCAAATGGTATGGTTGGCCCGGAATGGGCTTGTTCCTTACCTCTCTTCGCGCGACGTCGAACGTCCTTCTTTGTGAGAAGTGGCTCTAATCGCTTGAGTGTGTAGATGGCACATCTATAAAGATGAGACCATCCTTTGAAGAATGACAAGTTGGCGAAGTTGCGCAGTGAATCAAAAACTGCGTAGTCAGCGTATTTACCGTCCCATACTGGGATTCTGAAACGGACAGGGCTTATGTCGTGCCCTGCGAACGCAAAGACTCCACATGCCTCGCGAACAGCCGAATTTCCGAAGAAACTCTTTTTATGGTTGACGCGGAGACCGAACTGTTCAAGTAAGATAAACAGCTCTGTGGTTGAGAATTCGGGAACAATGATGTCGTCCCCATAGACTCTGATGTTTTTGGTGTATACCAGAACGTCCGACGTTAAGGATCCGTCTTCACGGAGAAACTCCTGAACGCATTCTATGTACGATGCTCTATGACCGAAAATGCGCTTGTATAATGCGGCGCACACAGCCATAAGAGATACCGCCGTGAATATGGTCGTTTGGACAGGAAAGGTTGTTGCCGATCCCATTCCAGCATACATATTTACTGTCACTGGTTTATAACTTAGAAACCAGGGTCCCTGTACTTTCACAGACCAAGTTCTAGCGCACATCAGATAATGCAGATTGTTACCGCTAAACGCGTTGACAACCAGCTCTGAAGACAGCCAATCACTGGCCGCGCTTTGGTCTAGAGTTGCAGGTGTTAGATCATTAACGGGGCCTTGAGATCCTCGCTTGGCCAACGTTCTTGAGCGTGTTTGATCTGCGAATTTAACAAATCTCGACAGATTTATCACGCCCTCATCAGTGTAGCGATACATTAGGCGTTTAACCTTTTGTTGCACTTCCTGCATATTGATGGCTTCTGCGGTAATCGACCGTAGAGCACCGGAGTCCTTTTTAACAGGGATGTGTTTAGCATCTCTAGGGCGCCGTTCTATACGGTGCTTAACCCTGTTGGATTTAGCGTATATACGCTTTCCAGCAATTTCGAGCGACTGGATGCAATGTCGAATGTTAAGTTCTTTTTCTCGGACTGTTTTATGCCCGAGAGACGTTGATCCAGGTCCATGCTTGACTTCGCTCTCCTCTAAGTTAATCTCCTCGTTAAAAAGCCACGAGGTGGTGTATTTTAAGGCGTCAAGCAGATCTAAAGAGAAGTCAGATTTGACCTCAGGTTGACGTTGGGCCCAGGCTGCTTTTTCTGCCTGAACCAAATCAGGTCTATCTAGGGGTACTTTGCTTAGCAAATAGCAAGCAGTAGTAGTCCAGTCGACCATATGGATGAACATCTCCATGTCTTCCTGACAGAAGTGCTCAAAGCTATGGGTCGCCTGTATAAATGGCGCCCATCTGGTGTAGAGCGTTGGTACGTAAGTGTATCCAGCCTCACTTCGAGTGAGACTTCTTAAGAACTCATCTCCAAACCCTTTAAGCTCAACGATAAAAGCTTTGTAACCATGCCGTTCGATGTATTCAGTCGAAAGACGAATCCAGCGGCGTACATAGCCATTTCGGCTTCTAGTTGAAATGCGTTGAAACAGAGGGTAGCTATAGTAGTGGGAAAACAAAAACCGTAAAGATAAACGGCAATACCCACTCTCAGATGGAAGCACGTCCGGTATATTGGCCTTACAAGCCACACCAGACGCAAACTCTATCGGATCTATAGATACCCCGTTGCCCATAGCTCTAGAAATTCATCGGGTTTGAACCCGATACGAGAGCATATGCGCGATCCCATGTGGGCGCGCCAGCGGCAACGGGCTTTAAAAAGAAACCCAAACCTTCGTGAACGCATTGGTATGCGTTAGTCGGCACGATCAGATCCCCATTTGCGGGGTCTTGGTCAACTTGAATAACGTGACCACCGTG